ATGATGTTATCTACTATATTTACTAAATTTCAATTATTGGATTTATATCCTCAATTATCAGAAGAACAAGAAAATGGTAAGATGATGATTGATTTAATAGAAAATTACAGAGAAGATGATACTTTTCCTTCTTCTATGAATAAAAGAACTGTTGGTACATTTACTCCTGATTATGTTAAAGATAAAGATACAGGTGAAGGTTCTGAGAAGTATCAACTTATTGAACATTTTTCTAAAGTTAAAGTTCCTTATTATAGAATACTTGATATGGAATCAGGTGAAGAAAGAATTTTAGATGTTAAAAATATGGAAAAGTTTTTAGCTGACCCTAAAATTTCTAAAGCTTTAGAAAATAATCTTATAGATGTTGTCGAAGTACAACAAACAAGAATTAAATTAACATGCACTTTAGGTCAAACAGTATTATATGAATATGTATTAAATACTGATAAATACCCTATAGTGCCTGTACCAAACATTTGGACTAATACTCCATATCCAATGAGTGATGTTAGAAAGAATAAAGACTTTCAAAGATTTTTAAATAAAACAATGTCTTTAATTACATCACATGCACAAGCATCATCTGGATTAAAATTACTTATACCACAAGGAAGTGTTGATGATATTGAGGAACTTGAAAGAAACTGGGCAAATCCAAATGCGACTATTGAATATGACCCTTCATTTGGTGAACCACATTTTCCCTCTCCTCAGCCTTTATCAAATTCAGTTATGCAACTGCCTCAGCTTATTGAGAAATATATTGATTTAAATATGGGTATATTTAAAATGATGCAAGGCAATAGTGCTGTTGCACCAAATACATCTTCAGCTACAATGATGTTAGAAGATTTTGGTCAAAGACGTAGTAAATCTAAATTAAGAGATGTTGAAGGTTCGCTTAGAAGACTTGGTCAAGTTGTTTATAATTTAGCTAAAGAACATTATACATATAAAAAAGTATTTAGAGTAGCTCAACCTAATAATGATATGAGTGAATATATGGTTAATTTTTATAATGACAAATCACAAGCAATTAGTGAAATGATAAATGATTTAACGATTGGTCAATATGATATTAATATTATTGGTAATTCTACAATGCCATCTAATAAATGGGGTGAATGGTCTATTTATATGGAAGCATATCAGTCTGGTTTAATTGACCAAACAGAAGCATTAATGAAAACAGATATATTTGACAAAGAGGGAGTGTTGCAAAGAATGGATATTGTCGCTAAATTACAGTCGCAGTTACAACAGTCTCAAGAACAAATTAAAAATTTACAGGGTGATTTACAAACAGCTCACAGAGAGTCAATCTCATCAAGAAAGAAAGTTGAAGTTGAGAAATTTAAAACTGAGCTTAAATCACAAGAATCACAATCCAAATCAGCTAATAATTTAGCGGTTGGAAAATTAGAACAGGCAGTTAAACTCGAAGCAGAGAAGTTACGTTTACGTGGCCAAGCTCAAGATAAGCAAGAGAGATTGCTAAACAAAGGAGAGTAAAATGGATAACGCATTAGAAAATAACAATCTTGAAGAAGGTCAAGTTACTGATAATGTAGGGCAAGATGAAACAACTCAGCAGCAAGAATCTGGAAGTGATTGGGAATCACAAGCTAAATATTTTCAATCAGAAAAAGATAAACTACAAGCTGAAAACCAAAAGTTAAAACAATACGAGCAAGTTGGACAAATGTTGGAATCAAGACCTGATATTGTAAATACCATTAGTGGTATGGTTCAGGGTGGTCAACCAACACCAGAAGCACGTGTAGAATTATCTAAGGATGAGTTTGACCCTTGGGAAGCCTATAATGACCCATCGTCTAAGTCGTATAAATTTCGACAACAAGAGTTACAAGACACAATTAACACCGCTGTTCAAAGCCAAGTTGGTGATGTAAAGAAAGAAGTTGGTATGTCTAAACTTCAAACTGAACTTGCTAACAAAGGATTAAATCCAGAACAAATTACATCGTTTATGGATTTTGCTAGTAAAAATCCTGCAGAATATGGTATTGACGGTGCTATTAATATGTGGCAATCTGTGACTCAAAACAAGGCCGAAGCTGTAAATAATAATAATCCACTGGATACAATTCGTCAAAATCAAGCAGTTCCTCAACAAGCTGGTATTTTAAATGGTGAGCAACCTGCTAAAAAAGATGATAAAGATTCAATGTGGGAAGGCATTATGAAAGCTGGTAGCCGAAATAATGTATTGTAAATAAAGGAGAATTATAATGTCAAGTTATAATAGTGGACAAGTAAAATTCGGGACTCCTGGAGGTGCAACAGTCGATAGTGCTGCTATGGGTACAAGAAGACTTTATGACTTTAGTGATAGAGTTGCAGAGTTATCTCCAGAAGAATCTCCGTTTTTTATATATTTGTCAAAAGTAGGAAAAGTTCCAACATCTGATTCACAGTTCAGATTTTTGGAAGATAGAACTAAGATTGCAATGACTGATAGAAGTTTTGTAATAGAAAAAACAGCTGGAGTTGCTCTTGATGCAGTTTCAACAGGAGCTACAGTTACAGCAACCTTAACAGCATCACAACCTTGGTTAATTAAAGGAATGGTAATATCAGTTGAATCTAATACTGGAAACAGTGGTGGCCCTAATCATGCAAATGCAAGAATAGAATCAGTTAGTTCAGATACTGAAATTAGCATTAAATGGTTAACAAATCCTGGTACAGATGCAAATCCTGGTGTAGCTGCAAAAGCAACAGTTATTGGTACATCTTTTGGAGAGGGAACAGGAGCTCCAGATGTATTTTCACAAGAGCTAGATAATGATTATGGTTTTACACAAATCTTTAAAACAGCTTGTGAAATGTCTAATACTGCTAGAGCAACTGTTTATCGTGGATATGCTAATGAATGGGATAGAATATGGAATCTTAAATTAAGAGAACATAAGATTGATATTGAAAGAGCAATGTTGTTTGGTCAAAAAGCAACTTCTGGTGGTATACAATACACTGAAGGTCTTGCTGGTCATATTATGGCTAATGGACAAGCTCAAACAGCTGCAGATGGAACTCAATTAGCTTATACAGAAGGTCAAGCTTATCTTAAAACAGTAGCAGCAGGTTCATTATCTTATGATGTTCTTTTGAAAGACCTTGAAGTAGTATTTGACCCTGCAAGGGGTGGTTCTTCTTCTAAATTAGCTTTATGTTCATTGCCAGTTATTTCTTTGTTTAATAAACTTGGAGATGGTGTTGGATTTATTGGTGATTCAATGGGTGGTTCAAATAGATATAACTTTAATGCATCTCAAGGTTCTTTTGGTCATAAAGTTATGAAGATTGAAACTGTTCATGGTGACTTAAGTTTAGTTAAAGAGCCTCTATTTAGAGGAATGTCTGGTGAATTTATGTTACTTGCTGACTTAGACCACGTATCTTATAGACCATTAGTTGGTAATGGTGTAAATAGGGATACTTCAATTACAACAAATGTGCAACAAGCAGATGAGGATTTACGTAAAGATATGATTCTTACAGAAGCAGGTCTTGAAATCACATTGCCTGAAACTCATGCGTTGTTTAACTTTGAGGAGGCCTTATAATGAGAAGTGACGTATTAAATGAAAATAGTGCTGCTTTTTTAAACGAAACAGTAATATCGCCAAATCATTCAGAGGTTCATGTAGCTGACGTTACATTGAACGCTGTTCAAGATGTAGGTGGTGTTCACATTATGAACGCTGCTGATAAAACTTTCACTTTGCCAGCTGTAGCTGCAGGTGTTCAATACACATTAGTTCTAGGTATCGATTTAGGTGCTGCAGAATATATGCGTATTGCTCCTAATTCAAGTGATAAGTTTATCGGTGGATGCAATAATGCAGCTCAAGCTAACAATAAGTATTTAGGTGTAACAGGTGCTAAAAAGGGTGCTTGTTTAAAGCTTGAATACGGAAGTGCTGATGGCTGGTTTATTGTTTATCAAAGTGCTGGTAACGGTACTTGGGCAGTCGAATCATAAACCTAATCAATAGGGATTAATAGTTTTGTAGAACTATGGGAGCTATCGTATAAAGGGTGGCTCCCGAATCTACTAAAAAATTTTAATAACAGTACGTTCATGCTCTTGCCAGAGCTTAAAGTACACTCACAAAGGAGAATAAAATGGCAAATAGTTTACATAAATTTACAGTAGCAGAAGCTCAAAATGCTTCAATGGGTCAAGCAGGTTCAGTTTTTATTGATGATACAGCTCAACATACAGGGGACTTTGTTGCAATAACTGCAATAGAAGATTCAGTAGTAGATGTTAGTGATTGCACTAATATAGCTAATACAATGGCAGATGCGGTTGATTTTACAATACCAGCAGGACTTACAATATATGGGAGATTTGAAGTATTCTCTCTTGCTTCTGGTAAAGTAATAGCTTATAGAGGTTAGTCGTGTCTTTAGGATTAGGTTCTAACCTATCAAAAAGCGGATTAGTTACACCTGGAATCGTAACTGATAATCTCGTCTTAAAACATAAGTACGATGCAGCTAGCGTTGTACCTATAAGTGATGGTGCTGTAAAATTAAATGGCACTAGCGAATATATAGATTGTAGTTCAGATTCAAGTTTAGATGTAGGAACTAACGATTTTAGTGTTAGTGCTTGGTTTAAAGTTTCTACTAAAGGTGGCTCTGATTATCACGATATAATAGCCAAAGGTAATACTTTAGGTTCAGGTGATGGTTGGGGTATTTGTTTAGTTGAAAGTGATATGAAACTTTTCTTTGATACTAATGGTGATGTT